TCACACCCCCGCAATGTCGAGGCTGATGGGGCGGTACTGGTCGCTGTCGCCGTCCCGCTCGTAGACGCGGATGTACTCCTTGGAGCCGACCACCTGGCAGGCTTCGCCGATGGCCTTCATCGCGCGTTGCCAGCGGCCGTCGCCGATCTCCAGGCGGCGCAGGGCCAGAACGCGGGCGGTGCGGATCTCGCCCTTGGTGTCGGTGCGAAAGGCGTCGTTGACCAGGGTGACGACCTCGGGGCGGGCGCCTTCGGTCCAGTCGCGCAGGCATTCGTCGATCAGCGCGCGGGCGGCCTGCAGGCGTTCGTCCAGGACGATGCTTTCCTGCACGGCGAGCTGGATCTTGTAGCGGCCGTCGAAGCTGAGCAGGGTGACGTTGCCCTTCTTGCCGCCGACGCGGGCGCCGTATTCCTCGAAGCTCATCTCGATGAAGGCCTTGATGTCGCCGAAGGCGGCTTCCTTGAAGTCGCGCAGCTCGGCGCTGAGTTCGCCGGCGCGATCGACCAGGTGCCGCACCAGGCGGTCGCGCTCCATGTCGAGGGGCTTGATCATGCTTTCGTGCACCAGGCGGCCCTGGGCGTCTTGCCGGTAGCCGGCGGGGATCATTTGAGCGGTCATGCGGGTACTCCTTAGTGTCGGGTGGCCCATTCTTCGGGGCGGCTGTAGCTGATGGCTTCGCGCCATTCGAGGGTGACGCCCATGAACAGGGCGGTGTACTTGGTGCTGCCGGCGCTGGCCGAGCGGGTGAAGCCCTGCAGCACCTGGTGCTTGAGCAGGCGCCGGGCATCGTCCGGGGCGATGACCAGGCGGTGGCCAGTGGGGTCGAAGTGGTGCAGGCGCACCTCCATGCGGCGCAAGGCGCGGGCGGCTTCGTTGAAGCTCTGCAGGCGACCGGCCAGGGCCGGAGTCAGGACCTTGAGGGTGCGTTCAGCGGCGGTCTGCATGGCGGCTCTCCTGTGCTTGGCAGCTGGGGTTGTGCGGGCAGTGCTGGCAGGCTTTCCAGTGCTGCATGGCCAGTGGGTTGTGGGTGGGGGCCGGCTTTTCGCGGAATGCTTGGCACTGCACGACAGTGATGGTCGCTTCCAGTGCGGGGCATTCGAGTCGGCCGAGCGCGTCCATCACGCGGCGTTCCACACCTGCCGTGCTGCGCGAGGGATAGCAGTTGCGCAGCACGGTGCTGACGGTGGCGCGGTTCATGCCGATGCGCTTGGCGGCGGCGGTGATGTTGGTGCGCTGCACCTCGGCATCGAGCAGGCGCACCCACAGGGGAGGCTCGGCGCCCCAGCACTCGGCCAGTTGTGGACGTTTGGCGGTCATGCGCGCACCTCCCTTGCTTCGGCTCTGACGTACACGACCTTGCCCAGGTTGGGATCGAACAGCTGGCCACGCCGCTGGATCATCGGCGAGTGAGGGCCGGTGTATTGCCCTGGGACTAGGCGATACCGCGCGACCCGGCCACCAGGACCAAGCTGCGATGGCACCGACTCGACCACATAGCCAGCCCAGAGCAACCAGCGCAGAAAGTTGCGCGCGGTGTAGGCGGACGTCGGCACCGCAACCGAGGCCTGAGCGGCGAGTTCGTCGGCCGATACCTCGCCAAGAATCCGCAGGCTGCGCCACATGGCTTCGTTGGCACGACCAGCAGAACTGGGTTTGCCATCCCGTGTGACCGCAGGCGCCTCCGCGCCGCAGTCCTTGACCAGGCGTAGCACTTGCTCCTCGCCGATTGCGGTGTCATTGATCTGCTCGATGTAGCCAGCCAGTTGCAGCGCCCGCAGGTATACCCGGACGGTGTAGATATCGACCTTGGCGCGCTTGGCCACCTCGCGCCCAGCGAAACCGCTGCGCTTGGCTCGGATCGCTTCCCAGATGCGCTGGCGATTACCCTTGGTGCCTTTCATCTCCAGATGGATCGGTTGTTTTCCACCAGCCATCAGGTGCGCCTCCGCGGAGCTTCGCCGGTAAACCAGGCGCGGCCGAGTTGCTTCCACTGCGCCAGGTTGACCGCCTGCAGGCCGATGGCTTCGGCCTCGCCCTGGATGCGGTAGAGGTTGACCGCGACGCGGCGCAGGCAGCCCCGCACCGCAATGCGCAGGTCTTCAAGCAGGTCTTCGCTCAGTTCCAGCTCCGGGTAGCTGGTACGGGCCAGCGTCTGCATGTCCTCCAGGGTGGCCGGCTGGGCTGGCACCCACTCCAGCACGCGGTTGTGCAGGCGCTCCAGCTTGGCCAGGCTGGCCGGCACGCGCTCTTCGCCGATCAGCACCAGGGTGCCCTGGCTGGCGTTGTAGATGTCGGTGAGGATGTTGGCGGCGGCCTTGTCCAGCAGGTACTGCACGTCATCGACGATCAGCGGGCGGCCGCTGCGCGACAGCTGCTCGGCCACCTGGTCGACCATCTCCGACATGTTGCGCGCCGGGGCGATGGCCATCTCGCGCAGTACGGCCAGCAGAAAGGCCTTCTTCGTCCAGGTGTCGCGGCACTCGACGTAGTAGGCCCGGTAGCGGTTGGCCGCCCAGGCGGCGCCGACCGACTTGCCCAGGCCGCTGGGGCCGTACATGGCGATGAGCCCCGGCAGGCCCAGCGGGCGTGCCTGGGCGCGCTCGATGGCGCTGGTCAGAAGGCCGACGTTCGTCAGCGGTACGATCTTGGTCACACTCATTTACTGCTCTCCTTGTTGGCCTCCCCCGAGGCCGGTTGGTTTACGCCTGGACCTGTTGGCTCTGGTCCGTGTCGAACAAATCGCGCATCGAGGTGAACTCGCTGCGGCTTGGGTAATGGGCATGCCAGCGCGCTTCGTGCTCGCTCAGCGGCTCGCCGCCGTCGCGCACGCGGGCGTCGAGCTGCTTCCACAGGCGGTAGCGGGCGACGCTGTCGCCGGGTAGCTGGAAGGTGCTCAGCTGCTCGATTTGCCGGGCCGCGTGCTGGCGCGCAGCGGCCATTTCTTCGTGGCTGAGCTGGGCGCTCGGCGCGCTGGTTGGCGCCAGCAGCTCGACGCGCTTGCCGGTAAGGGTTTCGAGCTTGTCCAGGGCGCGGGCCATCTGGCCTTGCTCGCGCTTCTCGTAGGCCTGCTCGATAAGGGGCTTTGGCATGTAGTCGCTGGCGTTGCCGTCGACCAGGGCTTCGCCGAGCAGCTCGCCCTCCAGGGTGCGAACCCAGATGCGCGAGGCGTCGCGCACGTCGTAGGCGATGCGGACGTCTTCGCCGTGCAGCTCGCGCAGATCGTTCATGAAGTAGCGCTGGCCGGCCCATGGGATCTCGCCGCGCAAGGTCTTGCGGATCACTTGCGGGCGCATCAGGTCGTGCACCAGTTCCGCCGGGGCCAGCATCGGTTCCCAGCCGGTGGCGCGCGCCGCATCCCAGGCCTCGTTCGGGCTCTGGTGGCGCAGCTTGCCGGTGTGCGGGTCGCGCACCTTGGGCAGGCCGCGGTGCGGGCGGTTGTTGTAGGTCTCGATTTCGTACTCGACGCCGGCCATGAACTCGCCGAAGGCGGGGATCAGCCGGGTGCTGCCGGTTTCGCGCAGTTGCTTGCGGCTGAGCCGGTGCACCTTGGTGCCGGCGTGCTTGTCCATGTCGGCGCCGATGTAGCTGGGCAGCTTCTTGGCGGCGTTGACCCAGACGGTCTGGTGGGCGCGCTCGATCAGGCCGCGCGCCTGGCTGTTGTAGGGCAGGGCGTGGGTCATGGTGCCGCCGAGGCGATCGACCACTTCCCGCACGGTGTCGTTGGCGAAACCCGAGCCGTTGTCGACGTAGAAGATGGCGAACATGCCGCCGCGCTGCACGGCGTCGCGCAGGGCGTCCATGACGCCGATGGTCGACTCCGCCTCGCCAATGCTGATGCCGAGGATGCGCCGGGTCGCCACGTCGATGACCGTGGTGGTCTCCGGGCGGTACGGCTTGCCGGTGCGCGGGTTGAGCACCTCGGCGTCTAACTTGTGGCCGTCGGCGGTGTAAACGTCGCCTGGCAGCAGGCTCTTGGTGCTGCGGCGCTTGAACGGCTGCAGGGCCTTGAGTTCCTGCGGGGAACGGCGGCCGGTTTCGCGGGCCTCCGGGCTCAGTTTGTTGAGGAAGCGGCGCACCTGGTGGATGCTCGGACGCTCGCCCTGGTACTTGCCGGCGAACTCGGCATAGGCGGCTTCGACGCTGGGCTTGGTCGGCCGTTGGAAGCAGCGCAGGAAGTCGGCCGACCAGTCAGGCACGCCCATGTCCGCCTTGCGGCGAGCGGGCGCAAGGCCAACCTCCCCATGCTTGCGGTAGTCGGCCAGCCAGCGCTTGAGGGTCCGCTCGCTCAACGTACGGTCAGGGGTCTTGCGATCATTGGCCCGCTCGACGCGCTCTGCCAGATACTGGCTCAGCTGCCCGTCACGCGCCAGACCGACCAGCGTCAGGATGGCCCGTTGCTGGGTCACGGCCTGGCTCATCCGTTCGATTTCACGAATGATCGACAGTCGCGCGGTCATCACGCTGCGTTGATGATCGTTCAAGCGTGACGCGGAAATGGCGTCACGCTGTTGAGGTTTTGCCACTGGCGCAGGCGGCGACTCGGGCACCGGGGCGGCATAGTCGTTGACCTGGGCGGCGAGCAGCGCAGCCTGGGTTTCAGGCGGCAGGACGGCGAAGGCATACTCCTGACCGCCGCCGCGCCCCAGGCGTAGCTGGGATTCCCAGCCCTGTTGCTTTGCTCGCAGATTGACGCCTTGCACGGTTGCCGGCATACCGGGCAGGCCAGCTAGCTCACGAGGAGCGAACCACTTACGCATGGCAAACCTCCCGATATAGGCGGGGGCTCGGTTCTCGGTTAGCGTGATCGGCGCCAACCAAAGCCACTCCAACCGAGGAGCCCCCAATGACGGAAGAAGAGTCGCAACTTGAATACGAACGCCAGCTGGCCGCGTTGCCGCCGATGGTCGCGGGCATGATGGAATCGATGCGCGAGCGGATGTATGAGCTGGAGGACGTCATTGCCTGGGTTCTCGCTCAGCTCGATCGCATGCCGGGTTCGCCGCCGGATCGCGCTCTTCGGTTTCTGAGTTCCCGAGCGAATTACCTGGAACGCTCTCCTGACGAAGGCTTTCCGCTTTCGCCAGAGGATGCCCAGGCACGCAGGGACAATGCGGAGAGGGTTGCGCTGCTGGATTACCTGCGAGAGCAGCTTCTGGAGCACCAACGTCATCAGGGGTCCGAGCCTTAGAAACACCCTCGACCCATGCAGCTGCGCGCGCCAACTGCTCGTAAAAGCGACGGTCTCTGCGGCCGCAGCCACCGCCAAAGGCACCAGCAGCGGCAATGCCATTTGGTCCCGTGCGGCGCGGTGCTTCGATTTCAGCGGCGGCGATGATGTTTTCGTACGTTTCGTGACGCATATTCAGCCCTCCGTTCCGCTTTTACGGTGCATCGCAGAGGCGTTAGAGCTATGCTCTACCCATGTTCTAACGCGGCTTTCGGCGCGATTCGGGCGCTGCCGGCACGGAGTGCCATCGCTGTTCCAGCGCTCCGGCCAGAGCAGCACCGGGCGGGTGCCGAGCTGGGCGGCGATGGCTTTCTCGACACGCGGGTAGGGCGTGCTCTTCACCGCACGGATCGCCCGGTCGGTAACGCCTAGTTGCCGGGCCAGCTCGGCCGGCGGGCAACCATGAATACGCAACTGGTACTTGATCCACTCCCAGCGCTGCGCCGGGTCGTGGGGCATTTCGGTTATGTCCATCGTTTCAACCATCTTGGCGGGTGGTTTTTTTGGCGGGCTAACTGCCTGTTGCGGATAAGCATAACGCTATAGAGCATGAAAGCAAGCGCTTTCAGGTTAGGAATCGAACCTTAAGGCGTTAGAAATTGACCTCTAAAGGGTTAATCCATGAAAAATCAATGGGTTGCGATAAGTTGAAAGTTGAAACCGACGAAGCCATCGAGCTTTCAGGTTCTGCCGCTGAACCTGAAAGCGGTGACCCGTTTCAAGATCGCCTGCATAGGCTTGTGCAGATAGCGGGTAGCGCTAACGCTTTAGCGAAAAGAGTCGGCATCTCCCAGAGCGGGATTCAGCGCTACCTCAAAGGTGGGGAGCCAACCCGCAAGATGCTGATAGCCTTAGCGGAAGGCACGGGGGTCAGCCTGACCTGGCTGATGACGGGCGAGGGCGCGATGGAAAAAATCAGCCCTCCAGATATCGGCAATGACATCTATACCTTTGTGCCGCTCTATGACGCCCGCTGTAGCGCAGGGCACGGCGCCTGGAACGAGCGTGCGCGCGTCCTGGTGCAGCTGGCCTTTACCCGCTATTCGCTGCGCAAGAAGGGGCTGAGCCCGTCAGGCCTGGCCTGCCTGCGGGTGGATGGGGATTCGATGACGGGGCTGCTGGAGGACGGCGACACGGTCATGATCGACCTAAGCCGCAACGCGCTGGAGGGAGAAGGGGTTTACGTGGTCCTGCTCGATGACCACCTGTATGCCAAGCGCCTACAGCGCCAGTTCGATGGCTCGGTGCTCATCATCAGCCACAACAAGGAATACCAGCCGATGACTGTGCCCAGGGACCGCCTGGGCGAGCTGCAGATCATCGGCCGCGCGGTCTGGGCAGGCGGCTGGCTGGTGTAACAGCCACGATGCCAAAGCATGCGCTAAATCGCTGCCACCCCGGAAAATCGGCCTAGCGCTACTTTGGCACAACCCAACCCGCCGCGCGCCGCCACCACCCCACCTGAAACCCGCGCCGCGCTTGGCCGTCAGGGTTCCTCCCGGTTTGTCCCGGCACATCCCACCGCGCTTCCCCCCTGTGCCAAACAT